CAGAAGCAGAGAAAATTTTACAAGGACAACTTGATCAGGTAAATGATAAGATACGTGAAATAGGTGGCGGTGCATCTATAAATGATACTGTAGATGCTATGCAAGACGAGTTTGGTATTAAGGGCACTGATGTTGACATAGAAAAAACTACATCAACATCAAGCACTGGCCAAGAAGAAGTAGTAGACACCGAAGTTGTTTCTCAACTTGACGCAGAACAGTTAAATGATGCAGGAATAAATTCAGCAGATTTTCCTGACAATGCATGGATCACTAACAACACACAAAAATTATTAGATGCTGGCTTGTCAGAAGAAGACATTGAAGCACTACAAAACGCACAAGGTTTTAACAGAGCATTAGAGCAAAGAGAATTTTTAGGTATGAAAATATCTGCTTCTGATGCAATTGAAGTTGGAGACAGTATAGATGTAGAAGGTGTACCAGATAGTGTTACAGTTGGTGAAACATTCAAGTCAACAGTTACTAAAACATTACCAGACGGAACTGAATATACTGCTTTGACCGATACAATGATTCAAGGTGTTGATGCAGATGGAAATCCTGTTTACCAAATTAAGAGTGTTTTTGTGCAACCTAATCCATTTTCAGAAAACTTAGACAAGGCTCTTGAAAACTTACCAGATGATGTAAGAGAAGAATTATATGATCAAGTGTTTGCAAGAACAGTTTCAGGATCAATGGAAACAGCAGTTGACGACATGGCACAAAATATTGCAAAAGCCGCGGCGGCAGTTGCACTAGGTGGTGCTTTAGCACAAACAGAAGTTAAGCCAAAAGATGAAAAAGAACCAGCGAAAGAATCTTTTGATTATGCAGAAGCATATGCACATTTGTACGAAGAATACAAGCAACAGCAATTAGATGAAATTGATATTGCTGGCCTTGCTAAAAAAGGTGCAAAAGCAGTAGGCGGTGCTGTGTCTAAAGGTTTAGATAAAGCAGGCGCGGCCGCTTCAGCAGGAGTAGGTAAAGTAGTAAAAGGTGTTAAAGACGCTGGCAGACAAGTTGGACTTAAAGTTACTAAAGAAAAACTTGCCAAAGCACACAAAGCGGCAGGTTCACCTACAGACACTGCAAGTATTGTAAACATACTAGCCGACAACGGTTTGAGTGATGAGCAAATTGGTGCAATTGGTGCAGAAAGTAAAGTAGAATTACCAGCACCAACTTCTACTAAGGATCCAGCAAAAGATGCACCAGCACAAGCAGGTGGTGATGCAACACCAGTTGATGCTAACAAAGATGGTAAAGATGATAACACAGGAAAGCCAATAGATGCTAAAGCCGATGCACCAGCACAAGCAGGCGGTGACGCACCAGCACAAACTAAAGCAGTTCAAAAAGGTACTAAGATGAAAGCCAAAGATGGCAACGAGTATGAATGGATGGGTGCATTATGGGTAAACACAGCAACAAATAAACCAATTGGTATTATTCCTTCAATGCAACAAGGATTACCTAATCCAAAACTAGATCCAATTATTGCCGCGGCTAAGAAAGATCCTGCAATGGCAAAAGCAATTAAGGCACAGATTAGTTCTAAAGGTGTTGAAGCAGGAACAGCAGGAGCACAGAAAGCCGCCCAAGCAGGTGTCAAAGGCACAGAGCCTTTAGATGCACAAGGTGTAGGTGCTTAGAAAAAAGGCATTTGAGTTTTCTTAGCAGTTTCTAAATTTTCTTTGATTAAGTCAGATATAAGTCTTCTATCTTCAGGTCCTAATTGAAATGCTTCAGCCATTGTCATGCTACCACGCATGTACCACATCAATTTAAAAATCTCAGATTTAAACTGTTTGCTTTGGCCTTCTAAGTTATTAACTTCTTCTAGGATCTGTTCAACCGGCCAACTGACGATCCTTAGGCGAAAAAATTTGATTGATCAAAAACAATTGGAACTTCAAAAGTCTCTGGAGCACCTTCTTCAAGTTGTTGTTCGTTTGATCTAACTTCCATAGGTGGAACTTGAAATTCTTTCTTTTGTTCTTCGATATGATCACTTAGTGCTTTGAAAAATGCTTTGTCAGTGTTTTCTAAAAATTCAACTATGTGATTTCTATCTGTTACTACATCATCACCAACTTTAATTGACACTACACTATTAATCACCATACCTAATGTTATATCTCTTAATTTATTAAATGTTGTGTTGAACTGTTTAAGTTTTTCATCTTCGTCAATTTTATCGTTATTGACAAGTGCAAATATTCTTTGCTCTTCAAATGTTTGCATTGATACTTTACTAAATTCTTTGTAAGTCAAAGGACGAATAGTTACAACTAAATCTTGTGTTTCAAATGTATCAATAAATTTAGCATTGCTATATCTATCTAATATTTGCCTTAAGTCTACTGTATAGTCTATTGGAGTTTTAGTATTAGGTGCAGTTGCAGAGACAGTCATATGCTCTCCATAAGACGCCATTCTAATAGCAATTAAGCATGCATCAATATCAAGGCTTGGCATGCCCCAAGCATTTTTGATATTAGGAATACAACTATGTATTAAGTCAACAGTAGCCTGTCCACTAAGAAGTGCGTCCGGAGTTTTCAACGCTAGTTCATCTTTAGCAGTCATAGGCATAACAGGAAGTTCTCCTGTTTCTGTCATTTCCAAAGAATTTTCTGGATAATATTTTCCTCCACTAGGTAGTGTTATATAAATTTTTGCTTGTCTAAAATGACCTGCAAGAGGATTTGGTTTACTTGATTTTTTTTGATTCAACAAAGGATTAATATTATTTCCTTCGTTTTGTTTAAATTGTTCTGGGTTGAACTCTGGCATGTTTTTCTCCGTATAAATACATTAGTAATTAGTGTTTGTATTTATGTACGCACTTTATAGGAATTAAGGTAATATGGCAGGACCTGTAAAAGGAACTATAGGGCAAGACGAAGTAACCCTAAATGACGCGGCTACGGAAACTACGCTACTGAAAATACTTGCGGCCATGAAAAAAGGCGGCGGCGGAGGCGGAAGTGGCGGAGATGGAGCCAAAAGTTCTGAAGAAAACCTCATGGATATGGCCAAAGCAACTGGCAAAACTACCAAAGAATTAGAGGAATTTGAAGATCAAGTAGAAGAAACCAGCAGTGCATTAGCCAGAGGATTCGGCCAAATAACTGGCATGCTACAAGGATTAGCCCATGAATTTATGGGCGGTGCTACATCTATATCAGACTTTTCATCACATATTACAGGTGCAATATCAGCAATACCAATAGTTGGTCCAGTATTAGGAGGTGTATTACAACTATTAGTAGGAGTAGTTGATAGTAATATTGCAACATTTAGAGAAATGAGTCAAGTAGGTGCTGACTTTGGAGATAGTATATTTGGTGCAAAATTAGCGGCTACACAAGCAGGATTAAGTTTAGAAACTTTCCAACAAGTTATTACAGGTAACTCAGAAGCACTGGCATTATTTGCAGGAGGTGCAAGTGAAGGAGCCAAGCGTTTTGCAAACATTAGCGGAATGATACAAAAGAATTTTGGACCACAGTTTAGTAAACTAGGTTTGACAATGGAAGAAACTGCTGAATATACAGCAGACTATTTAGAACTACAAACAAGATTAGGTCGTTCGCAAAGAATGACGGATGCTCAATTAAGTGCAGGTGTGGCAAACACAGTTTTAGAAATTGATAAACTTGCAAGAGTAACAGGCAAACGGCGTGATCAAATCATGGAAGAAATGAAAGATAATCAGGCAGACAAACGTCTCAAACTTATCTTTAACACAATGGATCAAGCGGCACAGCAAAATCTAAATGGTGTTCTTACAATGATGAATTCAGCAAGTCCTGATTTAAAAGATGCAATTACTGAAATGGTTGCAACAGGTGGTGTTCCACTAAATGCAATGGGACAAGATTTAATACGTTTGAATCCAAATTTATCAAAAATGTCCGCAGGATTAAAAGACGGTTCAGTTAGCCAAGAAGAGTTTATGGCTGAAATTAGAAAAACTGCGGAGATGGCAGATAATCTAAGTGATGCACAGAAACAACAGTATTCAACACTTGCGGCAATGGGCAGTGAAGTTGGTAGTGCTATAATTGAAATTATAGGAATGAAAAATGCAGGTAAAGCACTTTCTGCGGCACAACAAGCACAATTAGATGCTGAAAAATCAAGATCAAAAGCAACAGCAGATTTTGAACGTATTTTACAACAAACAAAAAACAAAATTATGGACGCTCTTATTAGTTCTGGATTGTTTGATAAAGTAGCAGGAATATTAGGAGACTTTACTGCATGGTTAGGAAGCCCTGGTGGTATTGCGAGAATTGAAGAATTTACAAATACATTATCTACAAAATTTAAGGAACTATTAGATGCTTTCAAATCAGGAAACCTAATGCAATATATTAAAGATATGTTAGCAACAGGACTGTCAGGCTTAGGTGGAATGATTGGCAGTATTATAGGAGGTATTTTTGGCGGCGGAGGCGAAGAAGAAGCGGCTGACGGAGCAGGTTCGGGCGAGAAGAAAAAATCAAGTAGTGGTATATTTGTTGGACTCGACACAGCACTTACTACTTTAGCAGGATTAGTAGCAGTAGGTGGTGTTGTATATGTTGCTATCAAAGGCTTCCAAGCATTGCTGTCAGGATTTTCTAGTCCAACAGTTATATTAGGTGCAGGAGTATTAGCAGGATTATTATTAGGTACAGGCGCGGCAATAAGATTAGCAGGAGAAGGAATTAGTGCGGCAGGAGATGGTGTTGAGAAAATGGCGGCTGGTGTTGAAAGAATGGCCGCTGTCAAGGACACTGCAAATTTATCAAATGTTGCAGAATCATTAGGTCAATTAGGTACTGCTATGTTAAGTTTAGCCGCTGGTGGAGTTTTAGATAGTATTGCTAGTTTCTTTGGTGCATCATCACCATTTGATAAAATGGTTGACGGTATTAATAAATTTGCTGGTGTTGACGCAACAGCAGTTGAAAATTTAACAGCATCATCAGGTGGATTGCAAGGGTTAAAGGCTTTTGCAGATGATCTAAATGCTAAAAATGTTGAAGATTTTGCAGAAGCACTAGACAAATTAGTAGATCAAATGAAAGATCTAAATGCTGAATTATCCAAAGATAACAATGGATTCTTCAAATCAGGTACAGGACCAAATGCAGGGTCCTTTCTTACCGGCGGAGATGGTGGTGGAGGGCTAAGTAATGTTAGTATGCAAACCCTTGTCACTCTTATGCGTGAAAACAATAGATTAACTAAGGCTCTTCTTGAGAAGAACCCAGAGAGTGCATATTAAGGATATAAAATGAGTTGGAAAAAATATTTTACACCAGTACCAACAGGAGACAATCCAGGAGGAAACTATAGTCCTCTAGGTGGTGGTAGAGGGGGTAGTGGCAATGCAGGGCCGGCACGTACAAACTATAGTTCTTATTTGCCAGATGTTTACGTAGGTGCTCCTAATAGAGTTGAGCGTTACGGACAGTATAATACAATGGATTTAGACAGTGAGGTAAATGCCGCACTTGATATTTTAGCAGAATTTTGTTCACAAAAAAATGGCCAAAACAAAACACCTTTTGTGTTAGACTTCAAAAAGAAAGCAACAACATCAGAAACTACAATTTTACAACAATACCTACAGCAATGGTGTAAATTACAGAAATTTGACACACGTATGTTTAGAATACTACGTAACACATTCAAATATGGAGATCAATTTTTTATAAGAGATCCAGAAACTAAAAAATTGTTTCATGTTGATTCAGCAAATGTAGCAAGAATTATTGTAAATGAATCAGAAGGTAAAAAACCACAACAATATGTTATAAAAGATTTTAATTTAAACTTTAAGGATATGGTAGCAACAACACCTTTCCAGACAAATGGTAACGTTACTGGAGGCGGTGACGGATACCTAACTGGTGGTGTAAGAGGAATGGTAGGACAAGCACCAAGGCAGAGCGGAAGTAGATTTCAAGAAGGAGAAACTGAAGTTGCTATTGATGCAGAAAATGTCTTGCATTTAAGTTTATCAGAAGGCTTAGACAACAACTTCCCATTTGGTAACAGTTTATTAGAAACTATATTTAAAGTATACAAACAAAAAGAATTATTAGAAGATGCAATTATCATCTATCGTGTGCAAAGAGCACCCGAGAGAAGAGTTTTCTACGTTGATGTGGGTAACATGCCATCGCACTTAGCGATGCAGTTTGTAGAACGTGTTAAGACGGAAATACACCAAAGACGTATCCCATCGTCAACAGGCGGAGGTACAAATGTTATAGACTCATCATACAATCCGTTGTCAATTAACGAAGATTACTTTTTCCCACAAACAGCAGAAGGAAGAGGATCAAAGGTTGAAACACTACCAGGAGGTACAAACTTAGGTGAGATTGACGACCTTAGATACTTTACTAACAAGTTAGTACGTGGTTTGCGTATTCCTTCAAGTTATCTACCTACTGGTGCAGACGATTCTGCCGCACAATATAATGACGGAAGAGTTGGAACAGCATATATTCAAGAATTAAGATTTAACACTTATTGTGAAAGATTGCAAGGACTATTGATTGAAGGTATGAATCAAGAGTTCAAAAGATATTTACTTGAGAAGGGCGTTAACATTGATACAGCAATGTTTGATATAAGATTCCAACCACCACAAAACTTTGCGGCATATAGACAAAGTGAAATTGATAATGCACGTATTCCAACATTTACACAAATGAGTGCAATACCATATATATCTAATCGCTTTGCAATGAAACGCTACTTAGGTCTTAGTGAAGAAGAACTTACAGAAAACGAAAGACTATGGCGTGAAGAGAACGATGAGAATATTACTCCACCACCAACAGACGCAGGTGGAGAACTTAGAGGCGCAGGAGTCAGCGGAGCAGGTATTGATGCAGACATGGCTGGTATGGAAGAAGAAGTACCAGGCGGCGAAGCACCAGTTGATGGAGGTGCAACTGATGCACCAGAAACTGCTACTGGTGGCGAAGGCGTTCCTCCTCAAGAAGGCGCAACTGACATAACGGTATAAATAACAGTATGATACTACGTGAAATATTTTATTTTGATAAAGAAACAATTGAGCCTGTAGAAGATAAAGGTTATTCACCTAAAGATGACCAATCTCCTGTAGACTTTGATTCATCACGTAAAACAAGACTCACACTTCGCCAGATAAATCGTGCAAGATTGGCCGCAGAAGTACATAAAGAAGAGCAAGTCAAAGACTTGCATTTTATAAGACAAATGTATGGCGTTGCGGCAAACGCAGAGGCCGGCGGAGTATGATAATTGAGCATAGCCTTTGTAATCGGTAACGGCATAAGTCGTAGACACATACCTTTAGAACCTCTTAGAAAATTTGGGACTATTTACGCTTGTAATGCAGTGTATAGAGATTTCAAACCAGACTATCTAATTGCTGTAGATACTAAAATGGTTAATGAAATAGTCCAATACAAATATCAAAATGAAGGGCAAGTTTGGACAAATTACAACAAATCCTACGAAAAATATAAAGGATTAAATTATTTTGAACCTAGTAAAGGATGGTCAAGTGGTCCTACAGCATTAGATTTTGCTAGTGAACATGGTCATCAAACCATATATATTTTAGGATTTGACTATCAAGGTATAGGACCAGAAAATAAACGTGTGAATAATTTGTATAGTGGCACCCCTAATTACAAACGTGAACACGATACATCAACTTATTATGGCAATTGGTTACGTCAAACTACTACTGTTTTACAGAAAAATTCAAAAAAGAGATATATAAGAGTAGTAGCAACGGATAAGTCTTTTATACCAGAGCCTTTAGAAAGTTTTGCGAATATATCGCATATTACAGTGGAAGATTTGGCAAAATCTTTCAACTTTTCGCTTAATCCGTAAAAATGGCCCGTTTTGGGCCTATATCTACGCACTTTTCTTAATAAATAGTAAATATTAACGACAGCCTTGCCGTAAGGCAAATTTTATTTTAACAGGAGACTAAAAATGGCAGATCAAAATAAATTCGAGGAAATGCTCGAAAAATTGGTCAATGAAGATCGTGCTGGAGCAGAAGAACTGTTTCATGAGATCGTAGTTGAAAAATCAAGAGAAATTTATGAAAATCTTTTAGAAAATGATCTAGAAGAAGATGACAAAGAAGTTGATGAGTCTAGCAAAGACGAAGAAACTAAAGAGTCAGAAGACGAAAAAGTCGAAGAAAAGGCAGACGAAGAAGTTGACGAAGCATCTGAAGATAAAGAAGTAGATGAAGCAACTGACGAAGATGTCAAAGAAACTTCAAAAGATGAAGAAGCAAAAGAAGGCTTTGACATGAATGAATTTGAAGTTGAGCCTATGCCTGAAGCAGATCCAGCAGATGATATGATGGGTGACTTAGAAATGGGTGACGGCGATGAAGAAGGTGAAGACGATGCTCCAGAAGGAGACGAAGACCTAGAAGATCGTATGGTAGACTTAGAAAAAGAATTAGACGACTTACGTCAACAGTTCAATGATGAAATGGGCGGCGGCGACGACAAAGGTGACGATGAAGACGCTGGCGACATGGGAGACATGGATGCTGATGACGAAGACGATGCTGAAGAAGAAAGCATCGACCTTGGCGTAGAAGAAGCAAATGACGAAGAAGTAGACGAAGCATCAAAAGATGAAGAAGTTGCTGAAAAGTCAGATGCAGAGCAAATGCGTGAGTATGTTGAAAAAGTAGCAGGCGGTGGATTAGATGCACAAAAAATTGGCGGCGACAATGGCGCTAATGCAAAAAGTCCAGTAGCAAGTGCTAACGACATGGGTGGAGACGCTAGTAACTTAGTTGCTGGTGGCGAAGCAGACTCAAAAGGTACAGCAGGTGGCTTAGAAGGCAATTCTCCAAAAGAGGATAGCATGGGCAACATTAATGTACCAGGTGGTAAAGCCGCTAAAAGCATGAAAGCACAGCCAAAAGGCCACGGCGCTGAAAAGAAAAGTGCAGGCGAAACTGCTGACAATAAAAAATCTACTATTGGCAGTTAATTAGGAGTAGAAGGATATGAATCTACTAAGCGAGAATTTGACATTCGACCAGGCAAAAATGGTTGTTGAGTCAACTGAAAACTCAAATGGAGGCAAAGATCTTTTTCTAAAAGGAATTTGTATCCAAGGCGGAGTACGCAATGCAAATGAGCGTGTGTATCCTGTTAGTGAGATTGGAAGGGCTGTCAAAACTCTCAATGATCAAATTGAGACTGGTTACTCAGTTCTTGGTGAAGTTGATCATCCTGAAGGCCTAAACATTAACCTTGATCGTGTTTCACATATGATGACTAATATGTGGATGGAAGAAAACAACGGTTATGGCAAAATGAAAATTTTACCGACCCCGATGGGACAACTAGTTAAAACAATGCTTGAAAGCGGAGTTAAATTAGGTGTTTCATCGCGTGGTTCGGGTGAAGTTAACGAGTCCGGTGATGTATCGGGCTTCGAAATTATTACAGTGGACGTTGTTGCACAACCTAGTGCTCCAGGAGCGTACCCTACGCCGATATACGAACACTTAATGAATGCCCGCGGAGGGTACAAGGCTTACGAATTAGCACAGGCAACAAAACAAGACGATAAGGCACAAAAGTATCTTAAGGAATCGTTGATTAATATAATCAACAAACTCCAGTGAAACTAGGAGAAAAAGTATGATAGATGCACTGAAAACACTCTTTGAAAACGATGTAGTTACAGAAGAAGTCAGAGCACAAATTGAAGAGGCTTGGGAAAGCAAGATTCGCGAAAACAAACAGGCGGTAACGGCTGAGTTACGTGAAGAATTTGCTCAGAAATACGAGCATGACAAGCAAACAATGGTTGAAGCCATTGATAAAATGCTAGATGACCGTCTTTCAAGCGAAATTGCTGAGTTTGCAGAAGATCGCAAACAACTAGCAGAAGCCAAAGCAAAGTATGCTGTTAAGTTAAAGGAAAACTCCGACTTAATGAAAGCATTTGTTATGGAACAGTTAGGAAAAGAAGTCACTGAATTACACGAAGACCAAAAGAAAATGGCAATTAACTTTGCTAAAATGGAGGAATTTGTTGTAGAGGCTCTATCTAAGGAAATTGCAGAGTTCCACGAGGATAAAAAAGACCTAGCCGAAACAAAAGTACGTTTAGTACGTGAGGCTAAGAAACACTTCAATAAAGTGAAGACTCAGTTTATTGAAAAGAGTGCAAAATTAGTATCTGAAACAGTAAGTAAACACTTGAATAAAGAGATTACTGCACTGAAAGAGGATATTAACGTTGCAAGAGAAAACGACTTCGGTCGTAAATTATTCGAATCTTTTGCAAGTGAGTATGCAAATAGTTACTTGAACGAAAAGAGCGAAACTTCCAAACTTCTTAAAATTGTTAATTTGAAAGATAAGCAAGTAGAAGAAGCAAAAGCAGAAGCGGCTAAGGCACTTCAAGAAGCAGAAGCGAAAGCAACTGAAATCAAGAAGATTAACGAAGCGGCAGAACGCAACAAAGTAATTAACGGTTTGATTGAGCCATTGAGCAAAGATCAACGTGAAATTATGACAGACTTACTGGAATCTGTTCAAACGCCAGGTTTAAACAAAGCGTTTAACAAGTACCTACCAGCAGTTATTGATGGTAACGCTCCAGCAAAGAAGAAGGCAACACTAGTAGAGGCAAAAGAAGTAACAGGCAATAGAGAAACTAACGTTAGTAGTAAAGCAGACGAGAATGTTGTTGACATTAGACGTCTTGCTGGATTAAATTGATAGGAGATAATTATGTCAGAACTACTCGAAAGTCGCTGGCAGGAGACTAAAACTGCGTTGCTAGAAGGCCTTAACGGTAATAAAAAATCCGTTATGGGAGCAACTCTAGAAAATACTAGAAAGTATTTGGCAGAGACAGCAACAGCAGGCACAACTTCAGCCGGTAATGTCGCAACTCTTAACAGAGTCATTTTACCAGTTATCAGACGTGTAATGCCAACAGTTATCGCAAACGAACTTGTTGGTGTTCAGCCTATGACTGGACCAGTGGGTCAAATCCACACACTAAGAGTCCGTTATTCGGACACTTTTAATGCTGGTGCATCAGGTGCAACAGCAGGTGAAGAAGCACTTTCACCATTTAAAATTGCTGAAAGTTATTCAGGTGCAACTAGTGGTAAAGCAGATGCTACAGCCGCTAAAGAAGGTGTACCAGGTAACAAACTAAGCATCCAGATCTTAAAACAAACAGTTGAAGCGAAAACTCGTAAGTTGAGTGCTCGTTGGACGTTTGAAGCGGCTCAGGACGCTCAGTCACAGCATGGTATTGATGTTGAAGCAGAAATTATGGCGGCTTTAGCCCAAGAAATTACTGCTGAAATTGATCAAGAAGTTCTTGCTTCATTAAGAACACTTAGTGGTACAGCCGTTGAAACATACGACCAAGCCGCAGTAAGTGGTACA